TCGGAGGACCCAATCCCCGCTGCCGCGAAGCATCGGGAGGACGACCAAACCGGCGCGCCGGTAGACGAGGGAAATAACCAGGTTGAGCAGGAAAAAGAGCCGAAAATTTGGATGTGTAACCCGGAGGAATTCCCGGAAGAACCAGGGCTTAACCTGCAAAATCTAGGCGATTTCGCCGCCACAGAAGTGCCAGAAGACCCCTGGGCCGAACTCGCAGCACTGGAGAACCGCCGCGCGCAGCTACCTAGCACACACGAAAATCTGCCCCTAGAAGCCTCCCAGTGGGCCAAACCCGCCACCGGTGGCACCCACACCCAAAACCATCACCCCCGCCCCACACAGCGGGCGCTAGAGCGCGCCGAGGGGACAAACCCAGCCGACTGGTCCACCCCAGAGGATCCCCGCTGCCGCGACCACGCCGGACTGCCACGCGAACAAGTGCCGGCATGCCACGGCTGCGCCCGAGCCCGCGAATGGTTCAAACAGCGTGCCCACACGGAAAAACAAAACCGGAAAACCGCAATAAACGCTTGTGACCTCTGCGATCACCTTGGGATGATAACGGTCACCGATTCGAACGGTCACCAGGTTGTTACACATTGCGACCACACCGGTGAAGTGCCGCTAATCGTGGCCACGCCGCCGGAGCCGCGCCGGGGCATGCCCTCCGCCCTCAGGGAACAGCTACAGGCACGGTGGAGCCGGCACCAGCCTGCTGCTAGCACGAAAAACCAGGCACCAGCAGCCCACCAGGGCGCCGAAACTGCGCCCACGACAGGAGGCAAATAGTGACCGATATCAGCCGCCTGGGGAGGCCCACGCCACGCTACAACGATCCTCTGCCAGAGGGAGGCGAACTAATATTCAAATGCCGCATTATTGGGCACCCCAAACCGCCAAAATCACAACGCGACGAGGGGGCGGGATCCCGCCAATGGCGGGAAGTCACCAAGGCGCAACTAACCGTTTTCAAAAATCGGCAGCTCATCGCCCCAATCGACGAACCCGTAATCGTAGAAGCAATATTCCTACTCCCCGCGCCGCGGCACCCGAAATTTCCACTACCAGCAACCGGTGATTACCTAAACGACCTATGCCACAGCCTGGGAGGATCACTGAAAAAAAACCGGCGTACTCAAAGACCAAAACCGCATCACCACATGGATAGCCAAAAAACGCTACCTCAACCGCCACGACGCCATTCCTCAACAGCCCGGCGCGCAACTCAAAATCTATAAGGACAACCAATAATGTGTAACAAAATCGACGCCCGCACCCGGCGCGCCCGCAAAGAACACCGCTGCTGGGCATGCCACCGACTGATCCAGCCCAGGGAAAAATACCGAATCGAAAAATACACCGATATCGACGTGGGCATCTACGAGCTCAAGATCTGCCTACCATGCCATGAAATCACCGAACAGGTATTCGACTACATCGAAGTAGCCGGCAGCTATTGGGGTGACCCAGACGCCGGAAGTCAGCCAGAAGATTATGCTGAATGGGCAACCGATACCGACTATCCCGATACGCCGGAAAAGCAGGCCTACAGGGTGCGCGCCGGGCTCACTCGTAATGCGGGGATGGTCCCGTGATTTTGGATATGACCTGCGGTTCACGCATGATGTGGCACCAGAAAAGCAATCCCGATACTATCTACGGTGATCTGCGAGTGGAAAGCCATACTCTCTCAGATGGTAGGCGGGTTGATATCAAACCGGATATCAGGTTTGATTATCGTGCGCTACCATTCCCAGATAATACCTTTGACCTGGTAAATTTTGATCCTCCGCATCTTACCAGAGCAGGGGAAACTGGTTGGATGAGGCAAAAATACGGTGTCCTTTTCACCACATGGCGAGAAGACCTATCGGCTGGGCTGTCGGAAGGCTTCCGTGTGCTCCGACCGGGCGGCACTCTCACGCTAAAATGGTGCTCAGAAAACATCCCGCTAGCTGAGGTTTTAGAGCTAGCGCCCTATCCAATGCTCTATGGGACCAGGCATGGTAAAAATAATAAAACGTCGTTTACGGTTTTCAACAAACCTGTTTTAAATATTGGAGAATAGGGGAAAATAATGGATGAAAATTCTGTTATTATTAACAGCGCATTTGGCGTAAATATTATTGGAAAAACCTTAACCGAAATACTATTGATTACCTACACCGGAGTCGGCATTCGTGTCATCGACCTGAGGAAAATAGCAGGTGTGATGAATAAAACATTGTTCGGAAGGACATTTACAGACCAGCATCGGTTCCAATATAAATTCGCCGGCATAAAATTATCGGGCATTATCGAGGATAAAATGACTGATTTCATGGAAGTGCCATCGCCGATTTGGGAGATCAATTTCATTGATACGAATGGGTCCCTGCTTAAAGCAGTTGAAAGCCCTAATACCCCTGTTGGACTACGGTTAGGATGCAAATAATGAGTGAAATAGCTGAATTGATTGGTGAAAAGCTTAACGGTCAAACGTTGAGTTCAATCATGTGGAGTCTAGAGAAGAAAATTGGGAGTCGAATAACTGATTTAGAACAAGCCGGGCGCCTAGTAAACCGCGAATTATTTGGTCAGGTATTCTCCGGTAAAAATGGTGATAAATACCGTTTTGCAGGCATCGAAAAAGCAAATTCCAAAAAAGACATTGGTGACCTCACCGAAGTCACATGGTCAATTTGGGAAGCATTTTTTATCGACCAAGATGGACGATTACTTACCGCTATCGACGACAAAGAACATGATATCGAATTAGTTTTAACGGAGGAATAATGGCTGAAAATGGCGATGAAGAACAAATTTTAGAAATCCCTATCGGTGGCGCTAATCTTGACGCAATTAGGGATATGTTTTTCGCCTTTTACGAGTACGGCGACAGGGCATTTAACCGTGTTTTCCAAGGCGCAATCGCTGAATACAGGAAATATTATTTTTGTCCAAACTCGCCCGGTACTGTCGAAGAGGTCACTATTTTATCCATGGAGCCGCCACGGAGAGGGCAACCGCCGCGAATAAACATCCAAGACGAAAGCGGGGAAAAACATAGTGTTCACCCTATTATGCTGGAATTTAAACGATTCAGGCAATAAAAGGTGTGATTAATTTGGGAAATACAGACAATTGGAAGAGCGATTTACTCCATGAATATTTAGAGTGGGACCGGCGAAAAGGGCGTATCACTGTAGAAAAAGTAGAAAAAATGGATATGATAGTTCAAATCCATGAACAGTTTGAACTAATAATTGATAAGATGCGTGCTTTTCGCGCCTTGGTAAGTTTCATTCTTGTGACATGGATAAACCCAAACATTATCCTCCTTATGGCCCATCCAATACGCAGATTCTCTATAGGCAGCTAAATGGATAAAAAGCCTGATTTTAAAGTGATTTGGCAAGAAATTCTAGCTCAGGCATATCAGGACTACACCGCTGCTAAAAACGCTTCTCGCGGCAAGCAGGATGGCGTAGTCGTCACGCCTGTAGAGATCGTGGATTTTCAGATTCGAGCCCTAGCTGACGTGCTAAAACGCCGGGGCATGAGTTTTGCTGACCCCCAGGTTCAGGTAACCGACCCCTTTGGGGGAACTGGAATATATCTAGCACGATTGATGCAGATATCAGGGTTAACTCCTGATGAACTAGATGACCTATATCACAACCGAATGACGATGATCGAAATTGACAAAACCGCATGTCAAATGGCTGACGCAAATTTACGGCAAGTGTTTTACGAGGAGACCGGGCGCAGGCCCAGGCGAAGCGTTGTTATCCATGGTGACACATTTGCCATGTATGAGGATAGGGGTAAAAAATGAGCCGCAGCCAGCGACTTCACGTGTGTTTAAGATGTCAAAATTTGAAGCCATACGAAGCCCGCGGCTTGTGTAAGTGCTGCTACAACCATGTGCGTGAGGGAAGAACCGCAGAGCATCTAGACGATTACCCACTGCTAGGTGAGGGAGATAACCCAAACGAACCGGCTATCTAACTTATTTTTCTTTTTTGAAGAAGGGTTATATTTTCAGACGCTTCAAAAATAAAACCCCTGGTCAGGCTTTTTTAGCTGGGTTGCGTGAAAAATAAAACATAAAAAGATCAAAAAGCCAGTCCCAAATAACTAAAGGCTCTGACCAGCCCAAACCCCACCATTTCACCCCCACATCACCCCCGTTACGCAATAGGGCTTGACAGGAATTTGGTTGGTGTGTATATTGATAGTTGTCAGGCAGACGAGAGGGAATAAACCCTCCACCTGATCCAAGATTGGAGAAACACCATGATCCACGAGATCGACGCCACCACCGGCGAAATCACCCGCACCTGGGACACCGGCACCTACTGGATCAACCACCAGGCCTATGTTGATCTGGACCTGATCCCCTACCTAGGCGGAGAGGAAACCGCCTGCGATTTCGACCTGCAAGGCATCGCCGAAACCGTCCTCCGCAGCCCAGATGGCGACCATCTGGTTATCGCACCAGCATACGAGGATGAAACCGCATACCAAGCCGTAATCGCAGCCCACGACCTCACCACACGCCGGTAACCCAAACCGCCGGGGCTTATTATCCCCGGCAACAGCGGGGGCGCGCATCGCTTACCAAAACGCGCAAAACACCAGATCTCGAAAGGACATTTTCGCATGCTAGACCCACACCAAAACGACCACCGGTCACGCAACAACCCTGAACCCGCATTCGATATCAGCGCTTTGAACTGGGAAGAAACCCGAAATTGCGGCGAAATCGAGGTTGAAATCACAGCAAACCTTGAAGATCCGCGGCTCTACCGCATCACCCGGGACCTCTACGCTGCCCCCCAGCGGACCCTGATAGTGAAAACAATAACATTGTGACGCTTCGAGCACTCACATACCTTGATTACGAACAGCCAGAGCCGCACGCCGATATCCTCGTAACCGCAGGTCGCAAGCATTTTTGCAGTACAAGCAGCCGTGATTGGCCTGTACTGGATGCACTCTTTGGCCGAATGGCATGGAAAAAATTTGCCAACAACTACGCCGCCGAAAACGCTTCTGACTGGGATTTTGACGAAGAATAGCAGAAGCGCTTAAAAATTCCCCCACCAGGTGAAACCAGGTGGGGGATATGAGCTGCACCCCAGCTATTCACAATAACAGGAGTAGAAAGGAATCTACCATGTACCTTATCCATCCACGAAAAAAGGGCCTTCCCACATACATCCACGAGGATTTCGACGCTATCGTAGCCATGCTCACCGCCTACGGAGCGCGCCGGGGCTACCAGCTACCAGAACCGCCGGAGCATGATAACGCCCTCACTGATTATGCCGCCGCCTGCTACGATATTGCCCCCTCCCGGCTGATCGTTATCACCCCATCCACGCCGCAGCTTGCAGAGCTGTACGGAAAAAGTCGCTATTTTGACACCTTGACCAGGGAGGTTCAAACCACCACCGCCGAACGCGATGCCCTGATTCGTGAGCTGGCCGCTTCCGGCACTCCCAACACCCATCTGGCAGAGCTCACCGGCATATCACGCGAACGAGTGCGTCAAATAATCAGTGCTGCCAGCTAGCCGCTTGACTATCCCAAACCCCACCATTTCACCCCCACATCACCCCCGCCACACAAGGGGACTTGACAAATAAGCCGGGGGTTTGTATACTTAAAATCATCAGGCACACGGGAGAAACAGCCTCCCACCTGATCCAAGATTGGAGAAACACCATGAGCAACCAGCTCAAAACCTACGACCTCGAAGCCCTAGCTTGGTCAGAAACCGGCACTGATATTCAAGGTCAGTTGTACTGGAACGCAGTTCGCCCAGACCCTGACCATGAGGAAATCGCTATCAGCATCGTGCGATATACCGATAATCGGGAGCCGTATTCTAATGATCCGCCCGCTGGCACGGTCGAGCTTAGCTACCTTGATGGTGGCGCCCTCTACACCAGCCTTGAGGATCCAGAGGAAATCACCGCGATTTTCGGTGAGGGATGGCGCACATTCCTAGAGCAGTGGTAGCCCTTGTATTGCTGCTCTGACATAAAGTAAACCCCACCAGGGAAAACCTGGTGGGGTTTCGTCATATCCCATATTGTAGGCTACGCCACACCGGCTATACTAGCATCTGGGTGACCAGAAGTTGCATATACCAAAACCCCCGCCATAATTAGCGGGGGGATTGGAGAAACACGATCTATGGTACCACACGCACAGCTACGGGGGGGAAATGCCTAGCAAATGTTTGCATATCACTTGCCACCTACCGGCAATCGCTAATGCTCCGGCGAGCCTTGGGCTCTGCGCCCGCCATCACCAGGAATTCCTGAGTCGCCGATTGCCGCCAGCGCCACGAGGCGGCACTGTGCCTATCGCTCAGGCGCTGGAGCTGCTGGCGAAGATTGTTCCGCTTGATCTCTCGCTCCGGGAAATCGGGAGAATCGTTGGGCTTCCCAAGGACACCATTTGGCGTATCAAAGGGCTTCGCTCACGGTATGTTCGCAGGCCAACGTGGGAAAAGCTGCAAGCATCGTATGCAACCAAGCTATACCTAGAGGGGCTGAGCCATGGGCAAACAGCGTAACGTGAGAAAAGTCACACATCAGTATCGTGAGCGAGTCAAACGAGTCAGACGGCAGCTAGAGCGCGACCCCTCGAAAGCTGTTTGCTGGATTTGCGGTGATCCTATCAACATGGCCCTACCCGTATCCCACCAGATGGCTTTCACGCTCGACCACATTATCGCACTCGCCACCGGAGGCGGCTTGATGGGTGAAACCCGACCAGCACACCGAAAATGCAACTCCGAACGCTCAGATGGTAGGCGCCGGGCGACTGACACGCTCCTCGATTGGTGAGCCGCAAAACCCCAGGTCGCAACCAAACCATGGCGAATTCTTGGGCGGCACCCTGGGGGGTACCCCCCGCCGCCCCGGATCCTCTCACCTCCCGGTAATGCGATACACATTCGCGCCGGGCATGTCGCCTAGGGGTTAACACGAAAAAAATTCCCCTAAAATCACACCGTGTTAAACCTGTAAAACAGCTGATGAAAGCCGAAAACCGCCATTAATCAGGTAGGAGTGGTTAACGGCAATCAGTAACGAAACATCATGAGGGGGAGGCGTGAAAAAACCCGCGAAAAACCGGGCAAAATGCGGCACAGTATCCGGCTACCGGCAACACCAGCGCCATGGAGAAGAAAGCTGCGAGAAATGCCGCCACGCTGCCGCCGAATACATGAAAGCCCGGCGCGCCGGGCAACCAACCAAGCCAGTCACCACAAAGAAGCGCGGGCGACCAAAGAAAGACAATAACAAATCCACAACGCCGAAGCCGGAAAAGAAAAACGCACCACACCGCAAGAGCAAGAGGGAGTACGACCCCTTACAAGACGGCTATCTACGTGATTCCGGGAAAAAACTATGGCGCGAGATCAAAAGCGCATATGAACTAGATCCGGTAGGGGATATCCTCCTCATGGAAGCATGCCGAATGAAAGACCGACTCGACCGGCTAGCCGGCGCCCTATCGTCCTCAAGTAGTCTGTGGTTTGAGCTGGGGGACCCAATCGAAACCGCCGATGGGGAAGTTCAAATTCAGGTCGTCGTGAATAACATGATTGCCGAAGCCCGCCAGCTGCAAGCCGCTATGGCTATCAACCTGGGGAAAATAGGCGTTCTCAAGCCTGCTAAAGCCATCAGTGAATCCAGCAGTGTCATGGATCAGCTTCAGGCAAAGCGGGCTGCGCGCCGGGAAGCTGCGAAGAAGAAAGCCACGATGTCGTGACTACGGCAGTCCTAGAAGCGGATCCGGCGGATCCACGGCTAGAGGTGCCGGAATCTCTATTTAATCCGCGGCATGATGAAGAGATTGGGCAGCAGATCCCACGGTATTTCCATGCTCCGCAATGGGAATCAACCGCCGGAGAAGACTTAGCTGATATTGCTAGCATTGCCGGGTTGGAATTCATGCCGTGGCAGCAAATCGTGGCCAATAACGCCATGGCGGAGGACCCCATCACGGGTCGGTGGCAAGCATTTCGCGTATGCCTGATCGTGCCGCGGCAAAATGGGAAAAACGCCCTGGTCAGGGCGCGCCTGCTAGCGGGGCTTTTCCTATTTGGTGAAGAGAAGCTTGTATTTTCAGCCCACCTGTTTAAAACAGCTCACGCTGAATATTTAGCTATCCGTCAAATTATCGAATCCGTACCTGAGTGGATGGATATGGTCGCCCGCATGCCCGATTCGCGGGAAACGGCAATCATCCTCAAGGACGGTCGGCGGCTGGATTTCCTATCCCGAGTGCGCACCTCAGGGCGTGGGTTACAGGGAGACCTGGTAATCATTGACGAAGCTTTCGCAGTGTCGGAGGAGCTGATTTCCGACCTGTTGCCGGTCATGGTTACTCGTGAAAACGCCCAGGTGTGGTTCACGTCGTCAACCGGTTTCGACTACTCCACCGTGCTGAAAAACCTTCGTGAAGACGCTACAGAGCGCCCAGAGGAAAATAAGCATTTGGCGTTTTTTGAATGGTCCGTGGATATCAAAAAGATAGATTGGCGAAGCCGTGAAGCTGTTCAAAAGTCCAATCCGTCCTTAGGCTATCTGATTTCGTGGGATTGGGTCCGAGAAGTCGAGCTGTCAATCATGGGTGAAGAGCAATACCAGCGGGAGCGCCTAGGTGTGTGGGCTGATAATTCAGCTGATGCTGTTATTGGTGTTGATCTGTGGGATCGTGCCGTGGTGTCCAAGGAAATTTTCCAGAGTTACCGAGTGAAAAAGCGCTCCCTAGCGTTGGAGATCACCCAGGATCGTTCCAAAGCGTTTGTGGCGGGTGCCGCCCTACTCAACGACGGCAGAGTAATTGTTGAGATCATCGACGCTCTAAACGGGGTGGCGAAAGTACAGGATCTGCTGCATGCTCTTGTGAAAAAATCAAAGCCGGTAGCGGGTATCGTTATTGACTCGTATTCGGGTGCTTCGGCTATGGTGCCGCGGCTATCAGCGGCGGGCATACCGGTCTCGCTGGCCACCACCCGGGACCTCACCGCCGGCAGTGCTGATTTCTATGACCGGCTCGTGAATCTTGATGAAAATTTGGTTTTCGAGCCCACGCTTTTACATGGTTCTCACCCAATGCTAGATGACGCCGCCTATACAGCCCGCCGGCGCCCGGTCGGAGCGTCGCGTACAGCTTGGACATGGCAAGCGTTTGGTGGAATACCTGTAGAGCCTCTACGTGCCGTGACGTTGGCGCTGCGGGGGCTGAGCATGGAGCCAATCAAGAAACGCCGCGGGAGGGTCGCATAAATGAGCGTAGAGGATCTAGCGCTATTCCAAGCTGTTGAAGTTTTACAGACGTTCGAGCGCATGCTTCAGAAACTCACGATTCAAAAACAGCAGGTAGCGAACATTAATTCGTGGCTGCGCCCTGAACTAGAGGTGGGGTTTCAACTGCCCCGGAAAGCAACAACAGAGCACAAAGGTCTATCTATGCTTTCCCGTACCCCATGGCTAAAACTCGTGGTAGACAATGTGACCCAAGCTATGTTTGTCGATAACATTTATTCTAGTAAAGGCCATACCTCTGAACTTTGGCGTATCTGGCGGGCAAATAAATTACACTCGCGGCAGATTGCTAACCATCGCTGTTTTATCGCCTATGGACACTCATATGCCTTGGTGACACACAATTATTACGATGATGAAGTTCCACTGGTTCGGCTTCTCTCTCCCTGCACTATGGCTGTGGAATACGGAGATACTGGCAGTTTCGACCATCGCCCGGCGGCTGCCCTATATGAATACTCAAAGGGCGGGCGTACGTATTGGTCGCTGTTCTTCCCTGGTGTTCGATACGATATCGGGAAAAACCCCACTCCCGGAACCATTACCCGTGGTGACACGACATTTTCTTCTGAATACCTTATCCTTAATTACGAAGAACTGGACGTGGATTACGTGCCGGTCGTCAGGTTCGCTAACCAGGAAGATCTAGACGGCAATGTGATAGGGGAAGTCGAACCGTTCATTCCTACCGCGCAGCGGATAAATAAAACTACCTATGACCGGCTCCTTGCCCAACACTTCAACTCCTGGAAAGTTAAGACCGTCACTGGGCTTGATCTGCCAGTTCTTAAAGATCAGGACGGAGACCCAACAGATCAACCAGATGAAGCAGCCACAGACCACCTGAAAATCAAACTCGCACAAGAAGACATGCTGGTCTCAGATGACCCAGAAACCAGGTTTGGCGTGCTAGACGCCACAGCGCTAGAACCATTCGTGGAATCCTTCAAATCCGATATTGAGGCTCTCGCGGCAGTATCTCAAACACCCGCTCACGCCCTTACCGGGCAAATGAGCAACCTTACGCCCGAAGCGCTTGCCGCCGCCCGGGGCCCCCTCATGCAAAAGGTATCAGAGCGGAAGGCAAACGCCAGCGCTTCATACGATACGCTGCTCCAAATTATCGCCGACCACGCCGGGCTAGCAGAGCCGGCAGACGATCCAATGCTACGTGTTACGTGGCAAGATACGGAAATCAGGTCCATGAGCCAAGCCGTCGATGCCCTAGGGAAAGCCGCCCAAATGCTAGGTGTGCCGAAACGTGCCCTCTGGCCTCTCATCCCCAATATCGAACGCTCCACCATCGAAGAATGGGAACGCCTAGCTGACGAAGAACTCGAATCCGACCCAATGAACGCTCTATTCCAGCGGCAAACAGCACGAAATGAAGATGAGGTAACCGGTGGCTAAAACCAACCGGGGTCGAGAGCTCACCGAAAACCACCGAATAGCCCAAGCCACACTAGCAGAACGCCTAGTCAACTGGGTTATAGAAGTAGTGCTACGACTGTTTAAAATTAGCGATATCGACGACTCCGCTATCCGAATCGCGGAAGAAATCGTACCGCGAATACTCCAATATCGTGCAGTTTCCGAACACCTGTCCGAAAACTACATGGTCGACTTCCGGGATGCTGAAGTGCCGAAGCGCAATAGGCAACCAATAGATTTCGGCACCGACACCTACCAGCCCAGCGAAGCCGTGCACCAGGTTATCGTGTCAATCAGGGCCACCGCGAAAATCGCAGTGAAACAATCCTTGACCAGCAACGAAGTAACACAGAAAACAGCGA